GTACTGCGAGAAGGACGAGACCAACGTCGGGGCGAGCGGGCCGCCCTGCTTGGACGTGCCGACGAAGGCCGCGACGGACTCACCTGGAGTCGTTGCGGTCTGCGCGAGCGGGGTCAGCGTCTCGTTGATGTAGACACCGGGCCGCTTGTAGACAGTCATCTGTTATCTCCTGTTAGGGGTAATTTCCTGGGGCTCCGAATTACTGATCCGGTGTCTGTGGTGCGGTTACGTCTTCCATGTAGTACTCGAAGTCCAGTGCCACGGTCTGCGCCTTCACGTACTGCAAGGCCGTTGCCGGAAGCATTTCGCTGGAAACAGAGATCAGGTACTCGCGGCGGAACAGCCGCTTTCCGTTCTCGTCCCGGGTGTCGACCAACTCCGGCCCGCCAAGCAGATCGAGTCGGCGCACCGTTCCGTCTTCGGGAATCGTGAGGAATCCGAAACGGGCAGGAAGTCGGTCGTGCTGGGCCAGGGCCGCAGCAAGCGCCATGTCGTGCCAGTAGGTGCGGGAGAAGACGACAATCCGGTACCGCAGGTCATAAGGAATTGGGTACTCGACGATGTACGGGGACTTGGTCACGTCGTAGGACGGAGCGTCCGGGTTCCACCACGGCTCGGCGCCCTCGGGCGCGTAAGGGAGACGTACCTGACCTCGGTGTTCGCGCTCGTCGGCCTTGTCGATCCCTGCGTGCTCGATGACGATCAGGGGGAACGTCTGCTTGGCCAGCTCGCTCTCCGGCACGCGATAGCGCACCGGGACATCACGGCCGTCCGGTGCATTCACGTCGGTTACGGTGAGGCCCTGGAGTTTCGCCTTTACGGCGCGGTCCTCATTGATGAGCCATGGCAAAGCGGGCCTCTTGAGATCTCGGAAAGCGGAAGTCCTCCGGCATTCAGGATCTCAAGAAGCCCGTCGAAGTTTGTAGTCAGGCCTTCTGGGACCAGCGTGCGAACTGCGCGTCGTTCACCAGCTCGTCCGGTTTCATCTGGACACATTCCACGCCGACGATGATGTCGCGGTTCTGGATCTGTCCCAGAACGGAAATCGACGAGACCCGAAATACTGTGTCGTCATAGACGATCCGGTCGGTCAGGTACTTCTCGTGGTCGATGTCCTGGTCGGTGAAGCCCATTTTCCGCAGCGCGTCGAACGAGGCGGTGATGTGCAGGTTGTCCACCGTGTAGAGACCCTGGGTCGTGTCGGTCGCAGGTCCCTGGTTGTGGACGACGTGCAGCGCGGGGATCCGGTACGGGCCGACGAAGATCTTCCCCTGGCCCGTGCCCTCGTCGTACAGGTCGTCTCCGGCCGGGTCGGTGTGGGAGAACCGGTAGTACTCCGCACGCTCGCCGACCTCTGTCTGGCGCCCGCGCAAGACGCCCATGATGTCGGTGGTCTCGTAGTTCGCGTCGAACCGGCCGTGGGTCTTCCAGTCGAGTCGGCCCATCAGTAGCCCCAGGATCCGAAGACACTGGAAGGCACTCCGGACTCGTCGTCGTTCTGGTGGCCCGGCCCGATCGGCGGGAGGATCCGCTGCGGCAGGGAGTGGTCGTCGTACTCACGCTCACGGAAGAGGGGAACCAAGCGGCCGGTCGTACGGGAGACCCGGCGCAAGTTGCTGACCTCAATCGAGTACAGGCCGACACCCATCTTTTCGCAGAGCGTCTTGTATCGCTCGGTGAGCATGCCGATCTGCGTCTGGATCTGCGCGAAGCGCTGGCCTCGATCCACCGAAGTGCCGTCCGAGGTCTGCACGTTGATGTCAGTCGCTGCGTCCGTGGACAGCGCCCACATGGCCTCGATGGCGGCCAGCATGACCACCATGACGTCCTCCTCCGGCGGGAGGGTGGAGACGTCGACAGCGACCTCGTCGTACTTGATGAAGCCGTGGCTGTCCTTGTAGCGGGTCGTGATGGTGCGGCCCCGGTTGTGCTGGGCCAGCGCGTCGTTGAGGTAGTTGTCCAACTCGTCGTCGGCGAAAAGGCCGTAGGAAGATCCGGACACCAGCAGCAGGGCATCGAGGGCCAGCGGCTGGGTCAGGTCGAGGATGCCGTTGAGCGAGTCGAGGACGTAGTCGGCGGGGGTGCTCAGCGTGGTCTGCGAGCCCCCCGAAATATGAAGCACTTCCAGGCCGGTGACGTTGTTCGCACTCAGTTCGTACTGGGCGACGTCACCCGTCCCCCGGATGGTGTCGCGGAACGGCTGGAGCCGGTCGCCCAGCTCGGAGCGCACCCGGATACGCAGTTCATCGAGAGTTGCCATTCCGCGACTCCTCCTGTCAGGCGTTCAGCGTCAGCGCGCCAGCGGCGATCTGAAGGCTCTCGTTGGTGACGGCCAGCAGCGGGTCGTCGATGGGCCATACGTAGATGCACGTGCCGCCCGTACCCGAGACCGTGGTGACCAGGGCAGCGAAGGAGGCCGCGTCGACCATGTCGGCGGTGAACGGGCCGTAGAACAGCAACGCACTGTTGGCTGTGGTCATCGGGGCGCCGGACGGGGCTGTCCACACCACCTGCTGCCGCGCGTAGCCGGGAGTAGTGATCTCGGCCAGCGTGGTCATGTCGACGGGGGTGCCGTCATCGTTGCTCGGGTCGGATGTGAGCAGAGCCAGGTAGGTGTTGCGGGGAGCGGTGTAGGCCACCGCCCGGCCGGTGAGGAAGTCCAGGGCGTTGCCCGCCCAGGTGGGGACAGTACCGGCCATCAGGCATCACTCTTCTTGAACAGGCGCAGGAAGTCGGACAGGTGCAGGGAGAAGTGCCGTACGGCCGTGCCCGGCGCGTGAGCGCCTTCATCGGTGATCACGTGGGTGTCGTGCTCGTAGGCGAGGAGGACCGAGTCCTCCCCCGCGTGGCCAACGCCAGCGGTGCCAGCCGGGTGTACGTCAACCACGGTCACCACGGAGCCGGAGGGAACGTGTCCCAGCCCGGCCCCGAAGCCCTCGGCGTTCTCCAGCACGAACGTCTCCCCAGCAGTGGGGGTGACAGGAGCGGGAGTCTTCATGAGTTAGGTCTCCTTGGACCGTCAGTGCCAGATGTAGCCGAGAGAGTCAAGGTGGTCGTAGAGCGCCTTGGGCGCCTTGTACCGGACACCCTCTTCGAAATCGAAGTGGTTGCCGTGGCCGTAGGTCATGTTCTCCAGCGAGGTGTTCACGCGGAACTCGCGCATGGGGGTCTCGACCTCGACAGCCTCCGACACCTCGATCGGTGCCGGGGCCGGAGGGGCACTCATGTCCTTCGGTACGACCTCGTGGACGGTGTCGTCGCGCTCGGCAGCGGCCTGGGCGTTGATGAGCGAGATCTCGTGCTCGCGCGCCTTCAACTCCTCGGCGTGCTCCTTGGCGAGAGCGGCCTTGTTGCGGCCGGTCAGATCACCGGGGCGAGCGACGTTGCGTGCAGTAGGCATTTCAATTCTCCGGGTTCGGGACTCGTTTATCGTGAAGCGGTACTACTCTAACGAGGAAGGGGAGCGGTCCTGGTAATCCAGAACCCGCTCCCCTAACTTGTGGACTAGCCGGTTACCGCGAATACCAACTCAACTAGGATTCCTTGCGGAATCGCTGGCTCAGTTGGTCTCCGCGATGAGGACCGCCTGGTCGGTGATGAGGCCCAGGCCCCAAATCGCGTACCAGGCCAGGGCGTGCTCTCGTCCGAAGTCGAGAATGCCGCCGTCACGCAGTTCGACCGGCAGCGAGATCGCGTGACCGAATGCGTTGTCGCCCAGGAAGATGGACTGGTAGACCGTCTTCGAGCCCGCGTTCTGGACCTGCTTGACCTGGGTCGTCTCAATGAAGACGACGTCGTTCAGGCGGCCAATCTCACCGAGCATGAAGTTGCCCGGCGCCGCATACTTGGTGACCTCGATGAATTCCGGGTCATCACGCAACTTGCGGGACTGGTGCGGGTGGATGAAGCAGACGTAGGTCTCGCCCAAGCGAGGAACGTTCTTGGTGGCCAACGTCTCCACGGCGTCCTTGACGAGCGCCGAGGTGAAGTGGTACGTGCCGTCCAGTCCGGCGGTGCCAGTAGCGGCGGTACCCGGGGCGTAAACACCCATACCGGTCTGGGCCGACGCGGTGGAGTACTTGTTGTAACCCCAGATCTTCGAGGACGCCTGGAGCAGAGTGTCCCGGGCGGACTGGTCCAAGTACAGGGCCATGTTGCGTCCGAGCAGACGCGAGGCGGACGCCATGACGTCGTCGAACGAGGCGTTCAGCAGCAGTTCGGAGACCGCGACCGCGTAGCCGTGCTCCGCGACGGTGATGGAGAACTGGCTGGCGGACAGGGCGTTGGTCTGCATGCGCACACCTTCGACCAACTGCCCGGCGGAGCCGAGGTTGTTGTACCTCATGAAGTTGATCGTGAGGCCGGGCTGAACGCCCAATTCGGTCTTCTTCACCGCGAACTGCTCGAAGCGGAGAATCGGCATGGACTGGAACAAAATCTCCTTGCTCCAGATGGTCTGAATGGCCGCACCGAGAGTGCTGTTGGCGC